GTTGATCATACCCCAATTTTGGGCGACGATAGAGACATTCTTGCTGGTGATTTTGCTATTGATATGTTTGCGGGTTCTGAACTTACTAAAAACAAATATTTGTTAATTGGAGGAATAACGGGAGTGTTTTTAACGTGTGGAACAATCATTGTTTATAAAATTATTAAAGAGAAGAAGAAGGAGTCTTGACAGACTCTTTTCTTTTTACTCAGAAGCTTGTAGACACCCATAGAAGAAGTTTCGTTAAAAACAACATATATATTGGGTAAGGTATTAAAACTGATCTGAGGCTGTATACGGGCTGTGGTAGAGCGTAAACAACAAATCCTATTATGAAAGGAGGTGATATAATGAAATCCGAAAAAGAAAAAGAATTAAGACGCGCTATGAATGGTATTCTTAATAAGTTAGCAGACCTTGTTGATAATTTAAACAACGAGAGTTTTGCAAAACAATATTATAATGCAAAAGGCGATTTTGATTATGTAATCTTTAAACTAGCTAAAGAAATATCAGCTAATAAAAAGAAGAAGGTCTAACAAATCCTTTTCTTTTTGCTTAGAAGAGCATAGATACTTATAAGACAGAGCAGACAGTGACTCGTGTTACACACTCAAACAAAATGATAAATTTTACCGAAAAGCACGCGAAAATTACATACTCTGTTATGAAGAGAAGTGAATATGCATTTTTGAGAGTAAAAATGACATTTCTTTTTAATTTTTATTCAAAAACAGTAAAAAAGGAGGTTTATCACTAATATGCCGAAATTAGAGAGTGATTTCAAAACTAAGTTGATTAGTGAAATCAAAGACATATTTCCAGGATGTATGATATTTCATCTTGGAGAAACTCAGGGTATTCCGGATATGCTTATTCTATACAAAAAGAAATGGGCAACACTAGAAGGTAAAAGAAACTCTAAAAGTAAAAAACAGCCAAATCAATTGTATTATGTTGAAAAAATGAATGATATGTCCTTCTCGAGATTTATTTATCCAGAGAACAAGGAGGAAGTTTTAAATGATCTTCAAAAATCATTCAAATTTTAAAGATCAACATGCTTTCCTTGGTCCAAGTAAATATCATTGGATTCGTTATGATGAGGATAAACTTATTGAATCTTATAATAGTTATATAGCAGCTCAAAAAGGTATAGCGCTTCATGCTTTTGCATGTCAATGTATAACACTTGGTCAAAAACTTCCAAAATCCCAGAAAACTATTAATATGTATGTTAATGATGCTATAGGGTTTAAAATGACCCCTGAGCAGACATTGGTGTATTCTGAAAACTGCTTTGGAACAGCAGACACTATATCTTTTAGAGATATGTTTTTAAGAATACATGATTTAAAGACGGGCGAAACTCCAGCCCATATGGAACAGTTGTATGTGTATGCAGCCATTTTCTGTTTAGAGTATAAATTAAGTCCATCGGATATTAATATCGAGTTAAGATTATATCAATATGATAATTATGAAATTGAAAAGCCAACTGAGGAAATTATACTTCCAATCATGAATAAAATTATATCTTTTGACAAGCGTATTACAAAACTTAAATTAGGAGAGGAAGGACTATGAACCATATCTCAAAAGAAATATCAGATGTGCTAAAGCATATTGGTACAGAAAAGCATTCTGGGCGCTATCCTTGGGGTTCTGGTGAGAAACCATATCAACATAGTGCCGACTTTCTAAGTAGAATTGAAATTCTTGAAAAACAAGGCAAAAAAGAAAAAGAAATAGCAGAAGATCTTAATTTAACTATTGATAAACTTCGTATTCAAAGATCTCTTGCCTCGGAAGAGCGTAAGGGTTTACTTAGAGAAACAGCAAGAAGTCTTAGAGATGATGGTCTAAGTTATGGTAAAATTGCTGATAAAATGGGTTACGCAAACGATTCTTCTGTTAGGTCATTATTAAATGAACAAACCGTAGCAAGAGCCAAAAGAGCACAGGAAAAAGCAGAATATCTTAAGGCTTTAGTTGATGAAAAAGGAATGTTTGACGTTGGGTCTGGAGCAGAAAGATATCTCGATTGTTCAAAAGAACTGCTGAAGAAGTCTTTATATCTTCTCGAACTTCAAGGATATAATACTTATGGTGGAGGAATTCCTACTGGACCAAACAAACAGACTAATCAAAAAGTTTTATGCCCTCCTGGTACAGAAAAAAAAGAAATATACAATTATGATCAAATTAATTCACTTAGTAATTATGTATTTCGTGAGGGAACTGAAAATCCTGCTATTTTGAGATACCCTAAAAGTATGGATTCAAAAAGAATATTAATCCGTTATGCTGAAGATGGTGGTCTTGCTAAGGATGGTTTAATAGAAATTAGAAGAGGTGTTGATGATCTTTCTCTTGGTAATTCTCATTATGCTCAAATAAGAGTATTAATTGATGATAAGTCTTTTGCAAAAGGAATGGCTATTTATTCTGACGAAGTTCCTACCGGTTATGATATGGTTTTTAATACTAATAAAAAAGTTGGAACACCAAAAGAAAAGGTATTTAAACCAATAACCAATGATCCAGAAAATCCATTTGGATCACTTATTAAGGTACACGGACAAAGTGATTATATTGATAAAGATGGAAAAAAACAATTATCCCTGATCAATAAAAGAGCTGAAGAAGGCGATTGGGAAGATTGGAAAAACACTCTTCCATCACAATTCCTTTCAAAACAGCGTAAAGAAATGATAAAGAAACAGCTTGGATTAGCAATAACTGACAAAGAAACAGAATATAATGAAATAGTATCACTTACAAACCCTACTATTAAAAAGGCGTTGCTTGATACTTTCGCCAATGATTGTGATTCTGCTGCTGTACATCTAGAAGCGGCTGCTTTACCAAGACAAAAATATAGAGTGTTAATACCAGTTCCTTCTCTAAAGGATAGTGAGGTATATGCTCCTACTTTTGAAAATGGTGAACAAGTAGCTCTGGTTAGATTTCCTCATGGAGGGACCTTTGAAATTCCTATTTTAACAGTTAATAACAAACATCCCGCAGCTAAACAACTTCTTGAAAATGCTAAAGATGCTATTGGTATAAATAGTAAAGTAGCAGAGAGATTATCAGGAGCTGATTTTGATGGCGATACTGTTTTGACTATTCCAACAGGAAGAAATAGTAAAACACAGGTACATAGCACAAACGCTTTGGAGGGTCTTGAGGGTTTTGATCCTAAAACGCAATATGCAAAAGTTCCCGGAATGAAGTATATGAAGCGTGAAGTGAATGGCATTAATGGTAAGAAAACTATCGATAATACTCAAAAAGAAATGGGTATGATTTCTAATTTAATTACAGATATGACTCTCAAAGGTGCCACTCCTGAGGAACTATCAAGAGCAGTTAAGCATTCAATGGTGGTTATTGATGCTGCTAAACATGAACTTAATTATAAACAAAGCGAAATAGATAATCAAATAAAATTGCTTAAGAAAAGGTATCAAGGCACCGTAGATAGTAGTGGTAAAAAACATGAATCTGCAGCAACACTTATATCAAGAGCAAGCTCAGAAACCTCCATACCAAAAAGAGTAGGCTCTCCTAAGATTAACAAGAAGGGTACAAAATGGTACGATCCATCGAAACCAGAAGGTGCTCAAATCTTTACGGAAGTAACAGATGACTATGTAGACAAGAATGGTAGAACCCACTCTAGCACATATAAGATATACAAGAAGGTAATAGACCCCGACACTGGAGAGTTCTTAACAAACCCCGTTACTGGTAAATTTATAAAAGTTGAGACAGGTAAGACTAAAAAGAGAATGCAGAAAAGTACTCAAATGGAGGACACTGATGATGCCTTTAAACTGGTGTCAGATGCCCGTACTCCGCAGGAAGAACTCTATGCAGAATACGCTAACAAAATGAAGGCCATGGCTAATGATGCACGAAAAGAGATGGTTTACTCTGGAAAGATTAACTATTCAGCAACATCAAAGGCAACTTATCAAAAAGAAGTAGATAGATTGATGGCTGCTGTTAATGTGGCAGATAAGAACAAACCAAGAGAAAGAGATGCGCAAAGAATAACCAATGCACGTATAGCAGCGCTTAAACTTGAAAATCCAGGTATGTCAAAAGAAGATATTAAAAAGCGCACACAAATTGAACTCAATAGAGCACGTATACAGGTAGGTGCTAAGAGAGAAACAATTGACATTTCGGATCGTGAATGGGAAGCTATACAAGCAGGAGCCATCAGTGAAGACAAACTTAAAAGCATTATAGATAATACTGACATTGATAAACTTCATGAGCGCGCCACTCCTCGTCAAACGACGGCTATAAGTGATTATAAAGTAAATAGAATTGAAGCATTGCAAGCTTCTGGCCATAATATCGCAGACATTGCAAGAGCTGTCGGAGTTTCAACAGCAACCGTATCCAAGTATTTAAAGTAAGGAGTTAACGAACAAAAAGATGATAAGCAACTATTTTATAACAACAGTAGATAATCCATACAATCCTTTTAGTCAATTCGATGAATGGTTGTTGTTCGATAATGAAAAGGGATATGGAACTTGTGGATACTTGGACAGAATCGCACAGACATCTGACCAGTTTACAGAAGATGAAAACGAAGAAGAAATGGAGAGAGCAATAGATGAAATAATCAAATATGATTTTCGTAATCTTTATAAAAAAGTAAGATTTGAAATAAACGAAAAAACACCTTAGTAAAATATTATTCTGTTAATCTACTATAAGGTATACCCTGCCGGGGTCCCTCAAAAAACACACCCCCTCCTCTTT